CTTTCCGTGTAGGAGTTCCTGAAAAATGGTTTTCTTTAGGAGACGTTTTAGTACCAGATGACCCACGTTATCAAATGCGTGTGATGGAAGAACCTTATTCTGATGGAGTTGATTTTGTTTTGAAGCTTTTGATCTAACTATTTGTAATTTAATCTTTTCAATTTTCTCTTTAGCAGCTAATTCTTTTTCTTTAAGTTTATTAGCTTCAGTAGCTATTTTTTCTTGTGATTCATTTTGAACTCTAATAGCTTCTATTTTTTTATTTTCAATAGATTCTTTCATTTTAAGTTCTTTCTCCTTAATAGAAATATCCTTATCATGTTTTTGTTTATCTAATGATATTTTTTGTTGTTCATCAAAAGCCTTAGATGATAAAGCTCTTTCTTCTAAAGATAATTTAGCAATTTCTATAGGGTCAGGTATCCCATCATTATCCATATCTGTAGGACCTGTCATAGACCTCATAGCATTAATTTCAGCTACCATTATTTTAGTTTGATTATTAGAATCTACTTCATATTGTTTTAATTCTCTATCTTTCTCTTTTTCTGCTAACTGCATTTGTATTTGTTTTTCTTGAGAAGCTAATGTTTGTTCTTGCATAGCTCTATCTCTTTCATATTTAGCAGCTTCTCCTCTTTGGAGTATTCTTTTTATATCTGAAGGATTATCGTTTATTACAGTGTCTATTATAGTGCTTAAATCAGCTTTATCACTGTTTAAAGCAGCTTGAGATAATTGTTTTAATGTTTCAACAACAGCTAAGTCTTTAGCATTATTAGAAACATATACATTAAATTCACTATTTTCTAATTGATATTCTGGTATATCTAATATTTCAATACCCATATCATCTAAAGCATATTGTACTTTCTTACCTTCTCTAAAAGCTATTTTAGCACATTCTATTAAAGCTGTATATACTCTCTTTTTAACTTCATCATGAGAATTAAATAAATATTCAGTTATTAAAGCTGATTGTTGTACACTACGTTCAACATTACCTACTAATTCTTTATTATCAATAGCGCCTAATCTTTGAGGACTAACACCACTAATAAATGCCATTTGTTGTTTAATATAATCTAATGTATTAATGTATTGTTGTATAGTATTAGACATACTCAAATCAATTGCTGTAAATTGATTAAATTGAGAAGTTTTACCTGTCATACTACCTTTTCTACCTTCTTCATGAGAATTTATAAAAGCAATACCCATAGCTTTTAAGTAATACATCCATTTGTCAACATCTATACCTTCACTTCTAGGTATTTGAGCCAAATCCATTACAAACTTTTTACCTTGGTCTTGAGCAAAAGCTAATTCTAATCTATAAGATATAATATTGTATAAATATTGATAAGGTTTAATTCTATCCATTAATGATACTGAAACACTATTAGTAGCATTATAAATTAAACCAACATATCCTAACTTACAATAATAAGGATTATCTAATCTTCTTCTTTGATTAACTTTAGGTTGTACATTAACATAAATATCATTACCTATTTTAACTCCTTCCCAAGCTTCATTAATCCAAAATTCTTCAACTTTAGCTGTAGGAAAAGCATCTTTAAATATTTTAATATCAAAAGATTCATCTACTATTTTTTCAATAGGTAAATCATTTTCATCTAAATAAGTTAAATAGTATAATTTTTTTAATGATTTCCATTCAACTCTACAAACTCTAATTAAATCTGAATTAAAAGCTCCAGAAGTAGCATTTACTGTAGACATAGAACCTATACCAGTATCTATTACATTATTTACAGTATCTAACACAAACCCTTGAGTATTGGTATTATTAAATCTAGAACTGTATCTTTTAGATATAGATTCTAATTCAGTTACTTGTGTAGGTTCAATATCTTCACCAAACTCATCTAATATTGTAGATACAGTTAACATTCTAACTTCTATAACTGCAATAGCATCATCTACATAATCTGTATCTCCATCTAATATAATAGTTATATTTAATGGATTACATTTCCTTAATGATACTTCTTTATTAGAAACACCTGTCCAATATATTTCTTCACCTGAAAGTAAAGCATCTTTAAATCCTCTATTAAATACTTCTTTTGTATTTAAATGTTTCTTAATATATTTTAATATTTTATTAGCTTGAGATTCTATTAAATCTGTAACATTATGTTTTTCATATTTAATAATTTCTTCAGGTGTAGGTATTTGACCAGTTTGAGGGTCAGGTTCTATTTCAGATTGTAATTTAAGTTTTAAAGCTTCTACAATTCTACTTTTAAGTTCTGATTGTTTTCTGTTAATATCATTAATACTTTCAGAAAAAATAATAAAATTATCATTTCTTTTAGTTTCTTCACCTAATAGTAAATTTAAAGGTGGAGATGATACATCATAATGTTGTAAAGTTGCTGGGAATTCATGGTCTGATAATCCTAATGGATTACAAACATATTCTAAGTCTTTAATATTAAACTTACCGTTAAATAAATCATAATTTATTTTTTTAGTATTGTTTGTATTTCTTATAGATGTAGCAGAACTGTATGACATACGTTCATAATAATCTATTGTGTCTTTTTTCCAAGATTCATTCTTTTTGGAAAATGGTAATTTTTGTATAGGTAAACTCAATTTATTTAAAATTTAAAGTTATTATTTTTATTGAATAATTTTCTAGAAAAAAATGTTTCAGTTTCTAAAAGTGTTTTAGGTTGCATTTCTAAAATTTGTAATTTGTGCATTTCTTTAGCTTGTAATATACATAACATCATTGCTATTACACGGTCAGTATTAACTTCTCTATCATAAGCTATTAATTCTTTTAATAGAGGAATTGATTTAATTGTGTGTAGGTTTAGTATTTTAGAATCATCTGGTCCAGTTCTTTCTTCATATAACCATTGGTGTAGATATATTTCACATTGGTCTTTTATACCTGAAGATGTACCATTACCTCTATTCATATGAATACCATATCCTCTAGTTACTTTCGAGTCTTTAACAATATCTTTAATTATTTGAGGTTGTTCACATAAATAATGTAAACTATTTTTCATTTCAAAATATGCTTTAAGACCTTTTAAGTTATTCTCATACAAAGCTTTAGCATTGTAGTATAAGCATAATTTTCTACATGTTTCATAAAAATCATCTGCTCTTTCTGGTCTACCAGTAAATTCTGCTACTACTTGGTCATAAGATTGATTATTACTAACAAACCTTTTATAAACTATACAAGAACCTAATGAGTCACTTGTATCAGCTTTATCTTGGTCGTAAGGGTCAATACCAATTATATATAATCCATAAGGAGGATCATCTATTGGGTCTTCCCAAATAACAACACAACCTTTTTTACTCTTTTCTTTATTTAAAGGAAAATCTATTATATCTTCTAAATCAGGGTTTAATTTAGCTTTAATTTTATTATTATCATCAAAATATAATTCTACTTTCTTTTTATCATTTCTAAGAGAAGGTGTAGTTTCTAATTTACTTAACCAATCTAACATTTCTATAGAAGCAAATACTACTGATTTATCTCTTAAAAAACCTTCTCTCCAAGTTAAAGGGAACTGAGTTATTGCACCATGATGAGCTTTAAAATCTAATCCTCCTTTAGCTTTCTCTCTATTCCACATTATATCATCTATAGCAGCTTCTTCGTTAGAATTACCATCTTTATCTATCATAAGGTGCATAAACCATTTAGATTGTTTATTTAAACAATATCCTTCCCTACCTCTAGAAGCAGTGCTGAAATAACCAACTTTAAGTTTTGGATTTTCATTATCTTCAAATTCAAGCATATTATATTTAGCAGGATTTGTAAATATCTCATAAAAATATTTACTACCAGTATCCATATCACTTGAACTACCAAACATTATACAAACACCTGAATAATTAGAACCAGCTTTAATAAGAGGTTCTGTAAATGAATAAGTATCTGTTATATTAGGAAACACACCTGCTTCATCTAATATAAGTTTAGAAGCAGATTTACCAACTGCTGCTGTAGGGTTATCTTTAAAGCTAATAGCTCTTACAGAACTTTTATAACCTTTCCATATTTTAATACCTCCAGCATCATATTGATACCTAGCTATAATATTATCCTTTAAATCAGGATTTCTTTGTTTTCTAAATTCAGTATTTTCATTTAACCAGTTTAGATTCTCTATAGTAAACTTCATAGTTTCTAAACCAAATGAAGATAAGAATGTACCTATTATTGAATTAGAACCTTTAAAGAAAGTAAATTCCCAAGCACATATGGCAGCAGCTTTCTACGACCATCCTTGCCTCCTACCTTTTAGAGCTACTAAAGATTTTTGATTTTTCTCACAATATTCAACCATGTGAAAATAATCATAATCTAAATCTATAAATCTTGGAAACATTTCTGTTTTCTTACCAGTTGTTTTATCATAACCTGATATTCTACAAAAATTAAGATAAAAGAAATGATGTCCAGTAATTCTAATTCCAGAAGAATTAGTAAAACCTTTTAAACATTTGTTTTTAACATCTAACCAGAAATCTATATATTCTTGAGTATCTTCTCTTAAATGTGTATAAAATCCAGTTTCATTAAATATGTTAGCTAAATAACTAAACTCTTTAGAGTTAGTAAATTTTTCTACATATGGAACATATGGATTTATTAACTTAGTCCCCATCTTCAAAAAGTCCAATTTTTATATTACCTCTAGCTTTACCTTTAAGATCTTCTTCTGATTGTACTTTCTTTTCAAGTATAGCTAATGTTTCAAAAGCTTTACCAAGTTTCTCCATAGTAGTTAATATACTATCTTGTTTCTTTTTAGCTTCTGTAATGTCTTCACCTTCTTCAAACTCTATATTATCTAAATGGTCTTTAAGTTTAAATAAAGCAGCTCTACATGATTGTAACATAGCTTCAGATATACTTTTATTAGCTTCTTTATTTTTACTTTTTACTTCCTTTTGTTTATTCATAATATTGTTTGTGGAATCTTATGGTAACGCACCATATCCTTATGCTCTTCAGGCATACGCTTCTACTTAGTTAGCTTAGATTCCTGGTTGAAGAGCTTCTTTATACTGTAGCTCGACCCAAACAGTTTAAACCCCTTGCTTACATGGAATGTCTGAGTTTTATATCAGGGCCTTCAGTAGGGAATTTAATATTTTATATTATTTATTTATTATTATTTCTTTACAATCAATACATTGTTTTGCTGGTATAATTATTGAACCAACTTTCCAATTAGAACCATTTTTATTTATAATTTCTAAAGTATGTTCATTTACTATTACATGTTTAATATTTGAATGATTACACATTGATTATATTATTATTTTAGTATTACCAGAAGTATCTAAGTTCTCAGGAACTAATATATCAACTCTTTGAGTTCTATTATACCATTCTGAAAAGAATTGCATAGCTTCTTCTAATCCAGCTATACGTTCTTCTTGTTTCTTAATAATAGCTTCTTGATAAAGTAATGCTGAACCTATTTTAAATTGACCTTTATCATTAGTAAACTTTTCAATTATGTTTTTTTCTTCTAAAGGTTTTGAGTTATCTATTTCCATCTTTTTTATCTCTATCTTCTTTTGTCCAATATTCTATTAATTTATTTTCTTCAGGTTCATCAGTTAACATTTCTTCAATTCCTTTAAGTAATGTTCTTCTTGTAGTATCTCCATAAGACATTATAACATCAAAATTTTCATCATATATTGTTACTACATCACAACTATTATTTTGATGTAAATAAATAGTTTTAACATCTTCAGAACCATATGCTCCTTCTTCTATGTAAGTTGTTTTTCTATATCTATGACTCATTATTCTATAATATAAGCTTCTTCTTCTCTAATTGATAAATATTTTACTTCATCTAATACAACTTCAATACTTACATGTTTATTAAAGTGTACTATATCTCCTCTTTTAATCTCTTTAACTTCAGCACCTACTGATACTACTTTACCTTTACTAGGTTTATCTTCTACTTTAGGCTGAAGTATAATACCTGATTTAGTTACTTTTTCTATTGGTGTTGGATCTATTAATATTCTTTTACCTATTGCTTTCATTATTCACTTGTTGTAAGAATCTGATGTAACGCCTTACTGAATCTTTCTATAAAAACTTCATTACTTGATAATTCATTATACTCTAAATTATCTAATACTGTATGTACTAATTCATGTAAATACGTTATTTCTTTTTGTTCTTTATTTAATCCTTTTTTAATTTTAATCCTTTTGTGTGATATACTATTTTCACCCCAATTATCTTCTTTATCTACTTTAACAGGTTGAGTTACTTTATAGGTTAACCCAAATATCTTAAACTTTTTAGGGATGATTATTTCCATTATTTATATCTTTTAGATTTATAAGCAAAACCTAATATTGGTATTGACCTATTTTGTATAATATTTATTAGTTCTTTATAAGGCTTATTAACTTTATAGTAAACATTATTATAATATACTGATGAATATTTATTTATAAGTTTACCTTTCTTATCAATATATTCTTCAACTTCAACTAATTCTAAATCAAATAATTTTTTAATCTTTTTATTTTTAGATAAAATCTTTATAGGATTTGAATTGGTTGTTATATCAGCAATGTATTCTAATTCATATTTTTGCATATTAGAAGTTACCTATAGGACATAAAGAATCAGACCTTATTTTTGAATTTAACCAACAACCACAACCTTTATATGTTTTATTCTTAAATCTCATTTGTTCATTATAAACAAAAGTTTTAACAGCAGTACTTTCTTTAGAAGTAGAACACCACCCATCTACATTTAATGGACAAGATGCACATATTTTAGCTTTAATAAAGGCTTTTTCTTCAACTTGTTTATTCTCCCAAATTAAATTTTTAAATCCTTTTGTTATTTCTTTAAGATTTTTTAAGTACCCTCCCATCTAAATATGCTTTTAAAAAAGTAGTAGGTTTAAATTTACCTATATGTTTTATATGAATCTCTTTTATTTGTCTTAATGAAATTTGGTCTCTTAGTACTCTAAATTGAGAATCTGTTATTTGCTCTAATTCAAATTTAGTAATATTAAATTCAGCTTTCATATCTGAATATATTTTATCAATTGACTGATCCATTAATTTTTAAAGTTTTAAGTTGAATAAAGTTTTGACCATATGATATTTCAAATGAAAAATCTTTATTTCTTTTCTTATAATGAGCTAACCCATTATATAACTTATTTAAAAACTCTTCATAGTTATCAATATCTTCTATTCTATAATGAGTCAGAATCATCCTTAATAAATTTAAAATTTAAATTACCTTCTTTTAGAATAGTAACTAGTTCTGGGTTTATATAAAAAGCTTTACTATCCTTTTTAGGTAATAATATATTTTTATTTCTTAATCTTTTAACATAATTATTGGTCATAAACTTATCTTTATTAAGTATCTTTCTTAAATACTCTCTAGAATCAATATTAACTTCTAACATATCATTATCCATTAAAGTTGATATAATATCCATTTCTAAATTAGATAATTCTAAATTAAAGTTTAGTATCATCAATATTGATTTGTAATAAGCTCTACCTTTTTGTTTTATTTCATAATTCATTCTTTTACCTTTATATTAATATAACACTTATTATATATAATACCAAATATTTTATTGTAAATAATATAACATGTTATATTATATGAATATATAGAACTTTCCCCTTATTTTTGAGTTTAAATTACTTTAAACCGATTTTAACCTTATAAGTTATAATAGATTAGTATTTAGCCCTAGTTATTACTAACTATCTGGAAGCTTGTTTCTTGTTAATTCAAGAGGATACTTGTACCTAATGCTCCAGCTATCTATCTTTCCTTAGTTTAAGGTCTTTTTCTAGGATATTGGCGAGAACCTCGTTTTTATTTAAAACTACTAAGCCAACTTCTAATCTCCTAACTATACTTTTGTACCCTCAGAGATGATCTAGTCCTATATATTCAATATAACACTTTTTTATTAAATATGCAAATTTATTTTAACTTATTTGTAATTGTTTCATGAGTTTAATTAATTCAGATTTGTTTTTAATATTTCCTCTAAATACATATTCAGCACTATAATCATATATTTCTATAAACCAATATCCTTTTTCATTTAACCAGTCGTGCAAATACATTTGAAAATCATTATCTTTTGTTTTCATAATATAACTAGATAATCCTCTTGTTTCTCCATTAATCCACCCCAAACTTTCGATATCCTCTTTGTCTAAATATTTAACTCTTACGTCTTCAGGATTTTTATCCAATAAGAATTTTATATAACTAGCTATGGCAACGCTAAATTTAACATTATAAGACCATTCTTTTCTACCAGAACCGTCCCTTATTGTGTCGTTTATGTTAAATTCAAATCCAACATGAAACTCTTCAATTGTAGGAGTATAATATTTGTTATCTTGATTATTCATTACTAAAGTCCTCCTCACCAAATATAGCTTTCTTATGTTCTTCAGCTTTCTCATAATTAATTAGTTCTTGGTTTAATTGTGGGAAAAACTCACCTGTACCTAAATCATCATTATAATATTTCTTTTTAACACCTGTTTTAAGGTATAATACTCTTTTACCATCTAAATACATAATACCTTTTATTTGACTATTATTAAAGTTTTTACTTATTGTTCTCATATGTTACTTATTATTATTTTATTATCTATAAAATCTACATTTATTATTTTATCATTAATAATCCATTGACCATTAAATCCTGTAGGTATTAATCCTAAAGATTTTAAAAATTTAAAATTTATATCATAATTATTCATTTACTATTAATTTTAAATTAAACTTATTCTTCTTATTTAATTCTTCAATCTTCTTTATATGCTCTTTAAGACATTCTAATAATGTTTCATAATAAGCATTATCCATTAAATAACCATTCCTTATGGGTGTTATAATTAGGTTTATATCAAATGATTTATCTTCTTTACTCATTAATTAATTCTTCTTTTTGTTTATTTTTAAAATCAACATATTCAATTGCTTGTAATTCATTGTAAAATATTGCTACTGTTGGTCCACCACTAATTCTATCAGATTCATAATAATCTATTACAGAATAAGTAGTTTGATATCCAGTTAATGTTGGGTGTATGTTCGTAAATACTTTATATATCATATATTACCATCTCTAAAAGAATTTATTT